GCGTTCCAATCAAACGGATGTTCAAAAGAGCCAACCGCGGGGGTTTTCAACCCATCCTCGGCAAGCGTTATGGCCTGAGAGGCGCTGTAAAGGTGCAGGGTGGCCTTAACGTCCGCTCGGGCCTGTCGCTTAACCAAAACCCAACTGCTGCTCTCCCGGTGCCGTGTGAGCCACGCAACCTGATGCGGGCTCAGATTGACCGCGTTAGCTTTACAAAACTTTAGCTCGACAAAATGAAACTTTCCTAGCTCATCACAAACCAGCAAGTCTGGGATGCCTTGGCCTATCCAATTTTCAATTCTTGTTAGATGCCACTTTCTTCTGATTTTTAGCGCTGTCTTTAGTTGACGGTACAGGCCCGCTTCTGTCGGCATCTTCGGTTGGGGTAATGTCAATAACGTTTTCGCCATAGCCATCTTTCAAATCGTTTAAAGCTTTTAAAACTTCTTCTTTGCTCATGCTGTCGATACTGCCGTGCCGTATCTCAGATTTGCTAACGTAAATATCACCCTGCGCTTGGCCCCGGCGATACTCGGCTTGGACGGCTGCGGAGTAAGCCCCGTTCTCCAAAGCCAGATCACGGATTTTCTGTAGGTCTCTTATGTGGCGACCGTAATTGATATCAAACTTAGCGTCCAGTTCGGCGCGATAAGATTTAATCGCAGCAACAACGTGCGGACATTTGTGAGGGTTGGTCAATTCATAAGCACGGGTGTGGGCAGAGCTTTCTGGATAGCCCGCGTTTATCGCAGCATCCTTAAAAGTAATTAAACCATCGTTGCTTACTAACTCTTTAACAAAAAGCTCTTGCTTACGGGTAAGCTTAGTATTTACAGAAATACGTTTGCGTCCTCTGGGATCAGGCCGGGGACTATCCGGATCAACAAGCTTGTTATGCTTTGGGACCGCCCGCTCTTTTATTTGAAGCGGCGAAGGGATGCTACCGTATTTTGTTTTCTTAACGGGGCGACCTCTTTTTTTGGGGCCAGTGGTTTCTTCAGTCATGCGGGCCTCTCCCAACAGCTATCCGATAAAGTCTTATACCCCCGTTATACCCGTTACTGTTATATAGGCCAGAAAAAACTTTTTATAAAAAAAACCCCCACCCCCCCCATTAGGCATTATTGCTGTTTAAGAAACCTCTCTTTGGTTACATTTTAGTACCTTCTCGGTGTAACCACTTATGTAACCAAAATTATCCTTTATATATATACAGTTAAAGGTCAAGTTACATAAGTTACAGGGGTTACGGCTTGAAAACACTTTTTTATTTTTTTTTATTTTTCAGCCTATATACAGTAACGGCGTTAAATAAGTCCCGCGGGCCGCGTTCTCTGCTCTTTGAGGAGGAGTATTAGCACTGTGACTTTAGCGCGAAAACTCTGGGAGAATGTCAACTACCGAACCTTTTCTTCGACCGTTGCGCGAGGTATTGGAAGTTGCTTTTGCCCAGTCTTTTCTGGACTAGGGCGACGAGCCCCCCTGCGGCGGCTGCGAGGGCATCGTGCTTATGTTTGCCCCCTGCATACCCTCCGACATGGTAGATGATTGTATCGCCGTATTTTGTGGCCTTTAGGGCTTCTTCGAATTTCATTCTTCCGATGTCGAGTGAGATGTCTATTATCATATCTTTTTGCCTGCTTTACGAAGGTTACGAACGAAGACATCCAGTTCTTCTCTTGCGACCCATAGATCGCGTTCGAGGTTGAGTTTTTGGGTGTCGTTATCTTCGGTTGTTTTGTATTTATCGTCTTGCATTCTATCGACTTGTTGTTTGAGCCATTGCAGTTCGTTTTCTTGGAACGGCGTTAATTTATCAGAATAAAGGTTCATATCTTTCTCCCTCTTTTGCCAGTTTTTCGAAGTACCGCAGTTGGCGTTCTTCGAGATTTGTGCTGTTATTTTCCCATTGTTTATCTGAGATTTCGGCTCTCAGTCTTTTTATTTCGTTTACTACATCGATAAGTCTTTCGTCGTCCATCAGTGCATTTTACCTTTTGTTATTTTGTTAAGGAAGTCGTCTGCATCATCGACGGCTTCGTGTTCTTTAAGCAGTTCTGTTGTTTGGAACACCACCGTCGGCCATAGGTGTTCGAAGCCGTACACGTTGACGATGTTTGCAATTAGGACGGCCAAGTCTAACGTTGATATTTTCTCGGGGCATTCCCTCAAGACTTTTCTTATTGCTTCGTCCAGCTTGTCCATTTTTTACCTTAAATTGATTGCTAACGACGTTAGCGTGATTTATATTATTCCTGTGGGTGGTTTCATCTAAGAAGAATCGACTTTGCCACGGGAATGGCGGTTATTTTTGTTGGTTGCGTTGCTACCACTGCGCCAAACTTTGAACATCAACGGCCACCCACACGATCACGCCTTTAAATTGTATCTATTTACATAGCCTGAGATGCTTTCATATCTCATGCTCATTCTTTGAGCTACTTCTTGTCGAGTAAAGCCTTCTTGCATTAGCTCTTCGATCTTGGCTGCTTTCGGCGGTATTTTGCTTACTCGCGGCTTTCTGAGGTTCGCGGGCGGCGTACCGAGCCACGTTCTTCTTGCTAGGGAGTTTTCGGCTTTAGCTGTTAGTTTCATTAGTTTGAGTTTGCTTTCGAAGTTAGCTACGTTTGACATTAGAATTTTACTCCGAACACTTTTTTGAATGCTTCATCCAGTATTTTTTCTATTTCACGTTCGTTCATCGTTCTCTTTCCAAAAATTGAATTGATATGGGTGGGACGTTTCCCGTGTTGCGTTAACGACGCCTATTTCTGTTTCTTTTACGCCCATGGATTTAGAGATTTCCTGTCGGGCTAATAGCCCTGCTTCGATGCCGTGCTTTGCATTGACCCACACGGTGCGCTGTACTACCAACTCGCAAGTCACCTCATACTTAGCCATCGTGTTCGCCTTTACCGTTGCAACGTTCGCAGTTTTGCCATTCGGCGTACAGTTCTCCGATATCTCTTCCGAAGTTCGCGGGCCGCGGTACGTCTATTTCGACCTTACCTTCTCCTTCGCATTCTGGGCATTCTTTTTGCCGGATTTCTTGTAGCGCGGCGAGTGCTGCGAAGTTATCGAATGTTTGTGTCATGGCGCGCACTCATTGCAACGGCACGGGATTTTCGCCATTACTTCTTCGATAGTTTCCCGCAGGTCTAAGTCAAAGGTCAGGGTTAAGCGCCACTCATCCGCGCAGGCTAAGTGGTTAGCCATTTGATCGGCCATTTTCCAAGCGTTATGAAGAAATTCGTCTGGGTCTGGACCGTCTTCGTAATGTTCTGCTGTAATAGACGTTGACGATATAACTGCGTTGTCAACGTCCCGCAGTTTGATGTTTGCTGTCATGGGCATTTATTCGTCCTCCTCGAATATTGAGTCACCCAGTTCTTCTGGGACTTCTATTGTTGTTGCTCTGTAGGTGCATTTTGCGCATTTTCTTTTGCGCCGTATGGTTTGGAAACCGTATTTGGTGTGCGGGCGGCTGTCATGTGTTATTAGTTTGTGGTTACAGTCGGGGCAGTGCGATACGCTATTCATCACCAACTTCCGTAGTATTCGACGGACTTCCAAGTGTGGTCATCTTTTTCTATCCAATCCGCAGCATCCCGTAGTATCTTCGCGGTCTTCGCAACTTGGTCCGGCTCCTTGTGGTGTGCATCGACCTCATCGCTGTAGTTTGCGTCTGGCAGTTTACCTTGCTCAACGGCATCGGCAATCTCACGCAAAAAGTCCGCTTCCAACAAAACTTTTCCGCCAGACTTAACGTAGCTTTCTTCAATGTACTTATGCAAAGCCCAGTGCTTGCGCCAGTATCCCATCTTTAACCGCAGGCTTTCGACAGGATAACTATCGACCTTGGCCCTTGGTAAATTGTCCTGATGCTCCGGAACAAATTTGTCCCCAGTTAGATACATGTCTAGTCCCATAATCGTTCTCCTGTTTGACTAATTACAGGGTATAAACAGTATGGGATAAAGTCAATCTTTATTTTCCAATTGAGCCTTTAGCTCCTCGTTTTCCAGCCAAAGAACCTCGTGCAACCAATCTAAATAGTCGGCTGCATCGGTCAGCATTACGGCTGCTTCTGGCTGTAGGAAGCCGTCTCTCAGCACCTTTGCCGACAATATTCTGAGGTCAAACGTCACGTCCAAAAGAAAAAACCCCCAATCCGGACCAAGACTGAGGGCTTTAACTTTGGTACTTTGTCAAACATTTTGGAGAATGTCTACGTTATTTGTAAGCGACTTTATGGGATACGTCAAGCGATTTGTCTCTGGTTTGTGAATAAACATCGAACATGACCCGCAACTGTCCGCTGATTGTACGGCCGTTGGTTGCTGCATCGCCTTTGATTTCCTTGTAAACCTCTATCGGCACAAGCACACTTTTCCACTTTGTAGTATCCATTGGGTTCACCCTTTGACGTTCTTTGTGGGAGCATATAGGAGTTTATGGGAACCCGCAAGAAAAAACCCTTTTGTCGTTGCAGTGCGAAACCTGACCGGACAAAAGGGCAGTTAGAAGTAGGCGGTGGATGAGCAGTAAACCGCGAAGCTTATTTAGCTTCACCCCAGCTTGGACCTACTTCAACGTCACACTTGCTAGGGATTTCTAATGGTACTGCATTTACCATGATTTTGGCAATAGCTTCTGCCTCTTCTCTGGTTTTTACTGACATACACAGTTCGTCATGCACTTGAAGCATTGGAAGATACCCCTCTTTGTACAGGTCAACCATGGCTTTCTTGGTCATATCCGCGGCCGACGCTTGGATAAGTCTGTTCAGCGCTTTGTAAGTAAAAGCCCGCTTGAGACGGCATGTGTCACCATATTCAAGCACTGCTTCTTGGTAGGGCATAGCTTTGGTCATCTCAAAAGAGTCCGGCTCCCACAGGTTGAACCTACACTTACGACCTAAGATTGAGCTTATCGCTCCGCCACTGGCCTTACTGTTTAGACGTTCTGTGACGCCATTCATCAGCGCTTTCACGAAAGGTACGCGGTCATGGTACTGTTTCACCAAGCCTTTGGCTTCGCTTGTGTCGATATCTAGCTGGTCCGCCAGTTTAGCGACCCCCATGCCGTACATCATGCCAAGATTGATGGTTTTTGCTTGTTTACGAGGGATATCTGCCATTTCGGCAACCATCGTGTGAAAATCCATGTCCGGGTTTTCTCTGTAGCTTGTTACAAACTCCTCAACACCTCGCAAAGCAATGCCCCGGCTTTTACCGTAGACATGGGCATAATGAACCAAGATGCGCGGTTCTTGTTGCGAGTAATCGATTGCCGCCCACTGTTCACCCTCTTCTGGAAGGAACAACGACCGTATAAGTGGCCCAATCTCCGGATCGCGGGCCGGGATTTGTTGTAAGTTGGGGTTATTCATCGAAAAACGGCCTGAGACAGTGCCGCCGTCATCTCCCCTGATCTGATTGATATGCGAATGCACTCGACCGTCACCGTGGCAGAATTTTAGGATATTATTGATGAAAGTTCCGCTGGTTTTGTTTAAACTGCGCGCTTGGACGATAAGTTGGGGCAATTTCTCGCTGTGATCTGCTAAAAACTGCTTTTTGAACGACGGCGCACCTTTTTCTGTCTTTGGGTAAGGTATTGCTAGCTCATCGAAGGCTTTTGCTATAGAATTCGCCGCCCAAATCTCTATGTCCCTGCCAACTAGGCTTTTGATCTCTTTTAGGACAGTTTTCTCTCGTTTTAGGATCGCGTCGCGCGTTCTTTCGGTTTTGTCCATATCAACGCGGACGCCTCTCCAAGTCATGTTGACCAAGCAGGGTAGCAAATCTAGCTCTAGGTTGACGATATTCCAAAGGTTTTGCTTGCCGATCTCTACTTTTAGGTAGTCCCAGAGTTGCAGGGTAACTTCTGCATCTGTTTGGGCGTATGGGCCAACATACATGGCGGGCATTTTCCACATGTCGGCCTTTGGATCGAACCCAAACTCTTTTGCGGCCTCTCTAAGTAGGCTTTCGTTCTTTGCGAGGCCCAGATACTCAAACGCCAGAGAGTTAAGTGCATAGGAAAACTTATTTTCATCCAGAAGGGAAGCGACGACCATTGTGTCGATTATCCGCCCGTTTATCTCAAACCCCATACGTTTGATCCAACCTACGTCATATTGCGCGTTGTGCATTACTTTGTCTGCGGGGCAGTCAAAAACCTTCTTGAGCCAGCGGTTGACTATCTTTTCGTCTAGGTTTCCGCCGCCACGGTGTCTTGTGGGGATATATCCAGCCCAATCTGCTGTTGCGACGGCGTATCCGACCACTTCACCGTCACCGACAGCCCAACCCGGCCCGTTTTTCTTTAGGTTTGGGTCACGGGTTTCCACGTCGATAGCGATTGTTTTTGCGCCTGTTAGGTCTGGAAGTTCTGCGGGCGGAACCCACTCTGACTTTAGCGACGGTGTAGCCATTTTAAGTTTCATTTATCTTCCTCTGAACTTTTTTAATTTCTTCAAGCATGGTGTCTTTTTCGGAAAATTCTCCGCCGAGAGCGCTATATCCGCACTTATCGACCCATGAATCGGCCTTGTTTAAGTCGTTGAGCAGTCTTGCGGTCTTCAACCAATCCATCATCAGGGCAATGTGTTGCTCTGTTATTTCGCCGTGGGTTTTCATGGCTTCTTGGATTATAGCGTTCCAGCCCGCTGCAATGCGCCCAAAGTTGTCAAAAGCGTCCCCGTAATCTTTGGCCCTATCGCCGTTAATCAGGGTTTCTGCCTGCTTTAATATTTCGTCACGCTTCATCTAAGTCTCCCTTTTGGACGGATAAGTTACCAACCTTTTATCCTTTAAACAATTTACTTTCCCACTGGCATACTTCGTTAATATGGGAATGCCGTGTAGTTGGGCGGACCATTCCTATCTTCTCAACCCACCCGAGTTTCTTGAGAGATGTCATCATTGCACCCCAAACGTTATGGTGGTGCGGATCGGCCATCCCTTGTGACCTGCAAAACGCGCAAATCTTCCCGCCTTCAATTATCTTGTGTTCCGCGAGGTATTTTGCGGCGTTCTGGTAATACTCTTGTTTCCATTCGTCATCAGCATGCACAAAGGCTCGGTCTATCTCGGCCTCTATAAATTCAAAACGTTCTTGTTGTTTCATAAGTCATAGCTCCTTGTGAAGTCTTGAGGTTCCACGATAAACAGGCTTTGTTTAGCGCGGGTTACGCCCACATAAAAAACGCGGTGCGTGTCGTCTGGGTTGATATTCATCTGCGCTTCAGCCGCGGGCGAAAGGTCCGTGAACAGCACTACGTTGTCCGCCTCTCCGCCCTTTGCCCCGTGAATTGTTGACACTGTTATGCGCGGTTCGCCATTGAAGCGTTCGCCACGACGCAGCATTGCAATGATGTATGCCCTTTCGCTTTCCGGCATGCGGTCCATAGCAATGTGCCACACCATGTCTGTCGTAGCTAGAAGCCCGTGGTCCGCGATTAGTGTTTCTAGGTTTACAAAGTCTGTATCTTCCAGCGTTGGTAGGGTTTTAAACCCCCGTGCTATTCTGTCTTTGGTTGACATGTAGCTGTATATTTTGCGCGCTACGGCTCCTGTGACTTCTTTGCCTTTGCGCAGTTGCTCCCAGCCGTTAACGGCGTCGGATATCTTTTCGGATATGGACCGATGGCCGCGGTTATTGAACAGGTATCCGGACGACCGGAGTTCGACTGCTACGGGTTGTAGCTGGTATCCGGCTTGCGCGAGGATGAGCCACGACCCTTCGGACATGTCTATCTCTTCGACACTAAAGATACGGCGTATTGAACCGTATTCGTCTACTTTTGGTTTGTATTCTTTAAGGAAGCGTGTGCCGATACGGCTTACCACTCTTTCGGCAAGTTCATGGATTAGGAACGGTACGCGGTAGGACTGAGACAGGGTTTCAGACCCGCCTTCCAGCCCGATGAAGTGGTCTACATCGGCTCCGGCCCAGCGGTATATTGCTTGGTCATCATCGCCTGCGCAGTACATTCTTTCGGAGCGTTCGTCTAAGATGTGAGCTATGTCCCACTGGAGGGGGGAAAGGTCTTGTGCTTCGTCTAAAAAACACAGGTCAAAGTGCGGGCAAATTGTGTGGCCTTCTTTTGGAAAGCTTTCTAGCATGTCGGTGAAGTCGTACATCTCCAAGTTTTCTTTGTATTGTTTCAGGCACTTATCAACGTAAGTTACGATGTTCCACTCATTTACGATTGGCGTCTCGTTGTACTGCTGACGCAGAGGTACTTTGCGCATGCGCGCTAGGTTAATCAGACCTAGAATAGGGTCCGATGTTTTTGTCATATCGGGAATGTC